TTTTTTGTATGTATCAGGAACTTTATGCTCAGAGATATCAATCCCATTTTCTAGTAAAGATACTTTACTTGTAGCACCAATGCGCTTTACGTTTATTTGATACTTTTTATTATTAACAAGAAAATCTAAACTACCACTCCAATCTTTAGCATTAGAATATCTATTTGCAATATCTCCTTTTTTAATATTCTTGATATTTTTTGAAAAAAGAAGTTCTTGGATTATAAGTGCTATAGTTGACTTACCACTACCATTAGGAGCTGTAAGTTGTGTTATTTTATTTTTATTAATATCTAGCTCATTATTAGCCCCATAGCTAAACATATTATTAAAAGATAGTTTTTCTAGTGTTATTTCCATGTCAAGAATACCTGTCCACCTTTTGTTCCATCTGGAAGAATTGGTCTTTCTAATAAAGTTTTATATTTTAATAAGTCTTGTAGAACTTCCCAACCAGTTCGCTTAATTCTACGTTTTAAATCTGGATAGCAATCATATATAAACTTATTATCTTTATCACCTGGTTGAGTAGGATCATAATTTAATAGATAGTGCATAAAGATAGGCTCAAGGCTAGTAAAAGTAAAAAAATTCTTATCTGTATTTATAGCATACTTTACTAAATTTGGTGAGTCTTCCCACCAACCTACGCCTAGTTTACAAAAATCGGGATTATGACCCGAGAATATAAGTATATCTGTTTGATTCATTACTTCAAATAGATAGGTTAATGCTACTTGACTTAGTGAGTTTGTAAACTGCCCATATCTAACAGCTTTAGGTATTACTTCTTCTACAAAAGTTTTAAGATCTAAATCTATATAAGAATGTTTTATATTTCTTTTTTCACAATATTCTTTTACATATATAAGATCATGAGCGTTCTTACCATTAAATAGATTTAAGCTAATACCCTCAAAAGGAATACCAAGTTGATAAAGTGTTTCTGCTGTTATCTCAGAATCAATCCCACCACTCATAGCTACGTATAATCTATACTTACTATAACGCTCTGCAAATTTTTCAGCTAGAGTAAATAGATCATGTCGTATTGATGGGCCATAGCGTCTATAGCGAGGAATATTAACATACGCATCGCGATACGGAGTTGGTCTCCACCAATCTCCATTATCATAAGTCCAATAAGTTCTGTTAATTTCCAACATTAATATTTAGATCTTGAAAGTCACGAATAATTTCGTCTGTATTAGATACTTTAATATAGTTTAAATATGTTCTAAGTTCTTCTGATAGTGAAAGATTCTTTAGTTCTAGCTTAGAGTTTTCAGTAGGTTTAATCGCAATCTTCTTATCTAGCAGCTCAGAGTTTTTAATACTAGCAAGTTGATCTACTGACCCAGTAACTTCATATATTGTATGATTAAAGCTATCAGGAACCATAGTTCCACCAGCTTTTAGAGTTTTACGAATAAGCTTTGGAAGAGATAGTGGAACGAAGTTTACGCTATAATCATGCATAGAGCGAAGATCAATGGAATTTACCCCATACTCACGTTCATCATCACGATCAAACGTCGTATTCATCGGAGAACCACTATACCAAGCAGGATAATCCATGTAACGATGAGCAAAGTGTATGTCACCCAAAAGTATGAGTTTCCAGGGACGAAGCTTTTCAAAATCAAACTCTGCCGTAATATGCGGGGGAACTTCTCCACGAATATGAGCAACGAGAATTTCATCTCTCTCGGCAGCCCATAGATTGTTCTTTTGAAGTTCCGCATACGGGAAGAAATAGAACTTCTGACCCATAAAATCTTCACGTTGATTTTCTGTAATAAGAACCAAGTTTGGATGCGCGAGAGCATAATCTTCATGGAAATACTCAAAGAAACTTTCCCCTTTTTTAGTAGCTTCGTGATTACCTGGAATAATATATGTTGGAATGCGAACGGAGTTTGCATAGCTTAAGAATAGACAGATTTCATCTGGCTCTGGTTTCCTATCAAAAATATCACCAGAGATAATATGCATATCATGTGAAGATTCTAGTTCGTGTAGTTTTTCAAAAAAAAGTCTAAAGCGATTAGCACTCCATTCTGACGGAACTTTTTTTCTATGTAGATTGATGTGCCAATCAGCACTATGTAATATTTTCATATATATTCCTGCTTTTAAAATTTTTAGGTTTGACGGAGATCAAAATATATGCTATTCTTATAACATATGTGTGATAACGAAAACACCGCAGGTGATGAGCTGTTCAAGAGCGATCCCCCACGGTGTTCAATATAGATGTATCGGAGAGACATAGTACGTTGCACGGAGTGCATTAACGTTGCGTCGCCAGAGCTATGTCTTGAGTTATCTACCCATAGAGATGAGCTTACTTAGATCACCTTCGAATGTATAAGATCCTACATGATTAAGTCTTGTATTTGGGTCCATCCAAATTTCCCCACCTAATCTCTGCCAAAGTCTGCAGAAAGTATAATCTTCTGATAGATATCTGTTATCACCATTCTCATCTGCATCTAGCATAGTATCAAATAAAGCATAGCAATACTTTTGTAGCTTTGGATCAATATTACTATCATTCTTATAGTGCAGATGAGGATAAGCTACCATCATCTTTTCAAATACTTCACGCTTAATGCAAAAGAATCCAGTAGACGCATCCCAAACTTCTACAGCTCCATTTTCTACTCTAATCTGCTTTTTAACAGGATCGGTATACTTAAAGTTCATAGCATATTGAACTGGTAGAGCTTTCTTAGGATATGCACCTGCAATAATATCTTTATCCATAGCTAACATTCTAATAATAGAATCAGGCTCAAATTCAATATCAGCATCAATGAAAAATAGATGGGTAGCTCCAGAATCTAGAAACATAGCTGAAAGAATATTTCTAGCTCTTGTTACAAGACTCTCATTTCTTAGGGTAGTAAGTCTAAAAGTAATTCCATGTCTTACTAATTCTTGAGACGCTTTAAAAATACTTAAAAAGAATTGATCAGTAACTAAACCACCATAGCAAGGTGTAGCAAAAAATACACTACACTTTTCTCTTAGTACGTTTAGGTCTACTTGAGCCTGACCTTGTTCATTAATTCTTAAAGCTGTCTTTTCACTACTAGTATCTAGTAGTGCTGTAGAAGTATCAAAATCTCCTAGTGACTTTTTAACCATTAATCAAGATCCTCTGGCTTCTCTGGCTTAAACTCATCAGATGCTTCTCCGATAAAATAAGAAGTATTCTTGAGCAACCACTCCTTCTGCTCTTCATAAGTCTGTCTCTTGTAAATCTTATCAAGTTCGAATAACTCAAGCTTCTTTTCAGATTCTGTTATTGCTGAGTTAGATCTAGCAGGGATTACAGAGTACTTAACATTCTGAGGTAGAGGTCCAGTCTTTTCCTTCTTAATAGTAATATCATAGCCAGAGTCATCATCTGCTGGATTACCATAATCTGGGTTTGTAGCATAGTCTACAACTTGCTTATAAATAGTAGAACGAAGATCAAAAATCTTTATCTTACCATCTGTTCTATCAATTACGTTACATACATAAGCGAACTGTGGCTTCTCAGCGTAAATATCTTCGCTAATTTCCTTCATAGGATCTTTGATGGAATCATTAAAAGATTCCTTCTGTCTATCAAAACGTAGGCACTCTACAGGCATCTTCTTACCTTCTGTAGTGACTACCCAATAGACGTAGCGTGGTAGTACTTCGCCAATAAGTCTTAGTCTGGTATCTCCAATACCAATATTAATTCTTTCAATTTCTTTACGTGCTGAGCTGTTAGAGCCTGTATTGCCCTTTGCTTTATCCCAAGATACCATTTGTGTGTTTCCTTTTCATGTTGAACTAAGTTCTTTGAGTGTAGGTATTTTCTAAGATAAAAATAATTTTATCTTTTTCAATACTAATAAACGGATTATTTTTAATACCGTCTATTTCTTTGAGTTTAAAAAAGTCTCTATTTATATAGTTAACTTTTTCATCATTTCTCCTATGTGATAATAACCATAAATAATGAATCTTATGAGATACGGGAACTACCGATAGTAGAAAACTTGGATTAGTAAAATAACTTTGAGCTTCTTCAACATTATATTGATTAAATATTTCAAAGTTCTTATTTATAATTAAATATCTATTTAACCAGTTAGGTATTCTATGAATATTTAATTTTTTTACTAAATCTAATGAGCTATTTGCTATCTTATTATTATACTTAAATGTTGAAGCATAAGTCAATATAATTATTGAATCATAATCTTTTTTGGATTTTTGTAATAATTCATACCAATTGAAATAATACATTATTATAAAGAATACCCTCTTTGTATGTACCAGTTACGTCTATTATTTTGTTGTTTAGAAACAATAGCTCCTGTTAACCAAAAGTCACAAATTAAAGGTCTTTGTTTATCTACATGTTCTCTAATAATTCTTCCTATTCTTTGTTCAAGTTTAATAGGATTATTAGAGGGGAATACTAAAAATAAAGTATCTAATCTGTGACAAGATATACCTTCATCAAATAGTTTTGTAGTTAATACTACTTTATATTTTGGACCCACATTTTCTAATACTTCTTTTCTTTGTTCTTCTAAAGTTCCACCTATCATCAAAACAGAATTAGGTATAATTTTATTTAGTTCTCTTAACCAGTCTAGACGTTCTCCTAAAATAAGAATACATCTACCTTGACTGACTTTTTCTATGGCTTTTTCAGCAATTAGCCGGTGCAACTCTGAGTTAAGAGCTAATTTATTTGTCTGCCTACTCCAATCTCTCTTAGGGTCTAAGACATTAAATCTTATTTCTGTTTGGAATATTTCAACTTTTGGTATAGCTAATACGCGTGGATCTTCTGCATATGCTTTAAAAGTAGTAAAATAATCATCTAAAACAATATGTTTACCATCTTTTCTTCTAGGAGTAGCACTAATTGCTATTTTTGCTCTACAATTAATAGAATTTACTGCTTGTGAAAACATATCAGCCGGGCATAAGTGTGCCTCATCTACTAATAATAAACCAAACTTATCATGCAGTTCATCAATATTGTTTAAAACACTTTTATATATTCCAACAGTGATTTCTTGTATATCTAATAGACCATCTCCTACTTTACCAATTTTTATTCCTGGTATTTGTTTTTCTAATTCGTCAATCCATTGTCTGAACAATAATTTTGTGTGTAATAAAATAAGAGTTGGTTTATTAGCTCTAGCTATTAGATTGCACCCAACGTAAGTTTTACCCCAACCACAAGGTGCTTGGAATAACCCGCTTCTTATCCTATCATTGATTTGAAAAAAAGAATCGACCATTACTTGTTGTTCTGGTCTTAAAGATCCGTTAAAAGAGAACTTATGTATAGCATCTTCAAAATTTCTAAGATCCTCTACGTTTTCAATTTTAAGTTTGTGGTAGGAGTTACTAGGGACCGCATAAACACCATTGTTTTCATTATACTCATACGTATAATGAAAATCATCTACTATCTGATATGTATAAGCTTGTTCAAAAGCTGATCTATCTTCTATATCTTCTTCTTTGATATATATTTTATCAGATATTGTAGCTGATTTTATATTTAGTTTAAAAGTCATTTATATCCATATTTTATCTTTGTTTGTTTTTTCGTCAGTTATACCTAAAAAATACCAATTTTTATTAATATAAGTCATTTTTCCATAATAAAAAAAACTATTATCTGTTATTTCAGATATATTTTCTAGCTCAAGTTTAAAAGGATAGCTAATATTTTTAAACCATATATAAGGTAGTTTTATTTTTGTTATTTCTCTCTCAGAATATTTAAATTGTTCTTTTATATCAAGAGTATGTATATTACCTAAACTATCTATACCAATTTTACAATTAGATTTTATTAATTCTTCAATATTTCTAATAGTAAAATCAAATTTAAGTCTTTGATAATCTTTTCTAGAATCTAATTCTATTAGCCTATTTAAATAATTTTGATTTTTTATATTCTTATCGTCAACTATAAATTTTTGATTATTTATTATGACAAATATTTTATCTAATGTAAACTCAAACTTGACTAAATCTTTTAACCCAAAAATTGGAAAATTTATCTTACTGAACTTGCTCATCTTTTCTATGAATAAAAGTTATACCACTTAAATGATCTAACTCATGTTGATAACATCTAGCTTCTATACCAGACATTTTCTCGATAACACGATCACCTTTAAAATTAGTATATTCTGCAATAATTTTAGAAGGTCTTGCTAGAGTTATTTCAGTTTTTGGAAAACTTAGACACCTTTCTGTTATATTTACTTTATCATCTGATGACCAAGAAATACTTGGATTGATACAAGTTATTATTTTATTATCTTTATACATAATAAACATGGCTTCTGATCTACCAATTTGATTAGCAGCTATTCCTATACCGTTTTCTTGTTTCATTACTTTTACTAATTTATCTCTGAGTATTTTTATGCTCAGAGATTTAGGATTTCCAACTTTAATAGACTTATTATATAGTCTTTCATCTGTTAAAGATATAAGGCTAGTCACTTATATTCTCCTTATTCCTAGTACTTTTTCTATAGGATATAAAGCCATAGTTACAGACTTCTTTTGATTTCCACCTAGTGCTTTAATAAATTTTTTATTATTTATATATTCGTAGCCTACAAAAAAAGCTACATGTCCTGACTCAGCAGACGTACCTCTTTTAAATACTACAATATCTCCTTCTTCTGGAGCTTTAACTTTGGTTCCATAAGATAAAAAGCTTCTAGCCATTAAGCTATTAGTACCTTCATAGCCGGTATCTTTTAATACTGCATTCATAAATGCAGCACACCAAGCTATAGATGCAGGATCTATATTTGTATTATTACGATCACTTAAATATTCTTTTAGTTCTTTTCTATTTTTATTAGCACTTATACCTTCCCACTCTCTTGCAACACGAATAGGCTCTGCTGAAGGTGCGGGGGTAGGATTTTGTCTACGAAAAGGCTGTTCTTTTGTTGTTGACTGAGACATTTTTGTATTAGGAACATAAGTAGTTAGATCTACTACTTCTAGTTTTTCTTTTTTGGGTTTAATTTTTTTAGTTTCTACTGGAGGAGCAGGTAATTGTTGCCAATTAGTAAAAAAATTAAAAGATTCAACTTTAGTTCTATCTTGTCTAAAAAAATTAGCTGGTGTATCTTCTTCTATATTATGTGCTACTACTGTATTTTCTTTAGTAACTTTTTTTGCAGTTAATCTATTACAGTATTTTGCAAGATGCGCGTATTTAGTTTGAGCACTTAAATTACAGTACTTCTCAGCTTGCTTTATAGATATTTTTTTAGGTTCATCGGCGACTACTTGAATAGTAGCACTTA